TACTGGTTGTAGTCGATGTCGAAGTCGTCGAAGAACGACACCTCGCCACCGCGATCGGCACCGACCGTATAGTCCTGGAGGTTGACGATGATCCCGACCAGCTCGGGCTCGTCCTCCATGACCTCCACGGGCACGACCGAGGACACCCCCAGCTCGGAGGCCAGCTCGGACCCCGTCCGGTAGTAGCGACGTCCCTGGGAGTCACGGGCCAGGAGCATCTGGGTCATCACGGGCAGCGTGGTGTAGAACGTCGGCAGCCCGGAGCCCTTGTAGAAGCGCATGGACTCGAGAATCTTGTCCACGAGGTCCGTCTTGCGCAGGTCGCCATCGACGTCGACCATGATGGTGGCCGCATAGAGATCGTCGTCGTTGAGGATCGAGCGAATGCCCGCCCCGTCCGTGGCCCCCTTGGGATCGCGGATCTTGTCCTCGTCGTCGACATCGCGACCGTCACCGATGAGAATGGCTCGCGCCAGCTCCTCGTCGAGCATGAGACGCATCTCGGCCTTCAGCCACAGCACGACGTCGAAGTCGGTGATGTCGATGATGTCGTCACGGTCGAGTCGTTGCTTCTTGTAGATCGTGCTCGGCGTGGTGACCCGCTTCATCAGGCCGAAGAACTCCTCCTTCTTCAGCGTGCCCTTGATGTATCCTCGGGCCCGGGCCTCGGCGTGGGTGATGTCCGCCGTGAGCGACTTGATCCGAGAGAACGGGCTCTTGCGCACGCCCGAGAGAACCGCTGCGACCCACTCGTTGCGACGCCTGTCGAACTCGGGGGTGTCGGTAATGGTTCGCGCATCCGGGAACAGGGTGTCGATGTTCTCGATGCCATGCTTGAAGGCGTAGTCCTCCACCGCCTCCTTCAGCGAGCCACGCTTGACGGCGTCCGCGGCGATGCCACGCATGGCGTCGTGGGAAAGCACGGTCCGGGGACCGCCATTGCCGTTGGAGGCGGCTTCGCTCGCCTTTTCGAAGACGTTGCGTCCGCTCATCTCGTTCTCGTCCTTGTCCTCGTGGGTGACGCCCTCCTCTTCGGAGGCGCTGGTTTCGGTGCTGGTTTCAGAAGTTGCGACACTCTCCAGAGCCGCGCCCACCATGTAGTGGACGACTTGCTGCTGATCTTCGGTCATCGACTCGTAGACATCCTGAACGGTCACATCGTCGTCATCCGACGAAGTCTCCGTCTCGGTCGTCTCGGTCGTCTCGGAGTTGTCGGCATGCTCGAGTTCGAGACCGGTGTAGATGATCGCTTCGTCAGAAACGATGTCGACCTCTCCGTCAGCATGCGCGATCTCGATGTTGTCGATCAGAGCTCCGGGATTGGCTCCGGCCAGGACGAGTGAGAGCTCGCGAATGATCCCGTGAGAAACCTGCTTGGCCTTCTCGACGAGCGAATTAGCGAAGATCGACAGCGCGTTGATATCCTCGTGCTGCACCAACGTCTTCGCGTTCTTGCCCTGGGTTGTTTCGTTGAAGAACCCGTAGCAATATGTACCCTCGTTCTTGTGCTCGAGAACCGCGTGGCCCAGAACGTTTTCGGGTGAGTTGTGACCGTGCTGCCAAACCAGCGGAACCCGCTCGCCATCTTGGTGCTGAAAAGCGCCGCTGAGGATGGTTCGTCCGTCCGAGCACCTCAGGCCATACTTCGTAGCCCAGCCACTGAAATCAGGGACCGAGTGCATCAAGCTGTTCTCCGGCGAAGAGTCACCGAAGACCAGTCGGCGGGACTTTGCTCCCATTTTGACTGTTCCTTTCGTCATTTGGATCTTCGGCGCTCTAGAGCGCAGCTAGCTTTTGTTTGGCGACTGCGATTTGTCCTTTCATTTTGGTAGCCAAAGTCTTGAGTGAAGAGATCTTATGGGCTCTCTTCTTAGACTCTGCCTTATCCCCCTTGGACTTGTCGCCGTCCTTCTTATCTTTGGACTTCTCTGTCTGCTGTTTCTTGGCTCGATCTTTCTTGGCCTCACGGGCCTTTTCAGCCTTTTCGGCAGCGGTATCTGGTTTTTCTCGCTCTTTGGCTGCACGCTCCTTTTTGGCCGCCGACTTTCGGTCTTCACGAGCCTCTTCATGCTGCAATTCTCGAATCCGGGCTTCAATCTTTTGAAGTTTCCCCTCGAGAGATCGGATTTGAGTGGACAGTTCCTTGCGTTGCTTGGCTATGGCTTCCTTATGGATCTGGTCCATAGTCTTGCCGGTACGAGGATCGATCCTACCGACTTTAGCCCGGGCTCTACGCTGCTGGGCTCGATTCTCTGCCCGGGTATCGACATCGAAATCCTCGGCTCTGCCCTTACGACGACCTTTCAACTCTCGGGTTCTCAGATAATATTGATGAGCTTTGATCGGATCGTAAAGGGGACCGTGACGAAGCTCGAATTCAGTGGGAGTTCGCATCATTCACCCGCCAATGCTGCGTCGGCTTCGGCTCCCGTTGCCGCAAGCTCCTCGATCATGGCTTGGGCTGCTGGATCACCTTCATCAGTGATGTCTTCCGCCGTGGAATCAACGACCTCAACCCCCGTATCCCCCTGAGGCATGTTGGCATTGATCAACTTATCGGCCTTAGGCTCCTGAGACGGCTTCATCCCGATGGCCTGTCGGATCTCGTTGGACGAGGTGATCTCGTTTCGGGTGAACTTGTCGGCGATGTCAGCGATGCCACCTTCGCCACCAATGGGCACGAACTTGAATGGATCTCGGAAGTACATGATCGACTGACCCTGAGTACGTGCCGTCTTGGTGAGAAAGACTCGGATCATCGATTCCACGATTGAATCCAACAGAGGCTCGATGGTACGAGCGTAGTAGTTCAGCATGACCTTCTCATCAGCCGTGCCGTTCATAACCTCCGGAGTCAATCCCAGCTCACCGTACAGCTGGGTTTTAAGTTCTTGAATTTGCGGTAGGAGGTTGTTGTCTACGGCACGATTAAGTTGAACGATCTTCTCAGTACCATCAGTATAGGCGATGCCATACTGACTTCCCTTGAGCTGAAACTCAATATCCTTTCGCCTTTGTTCGGCCTGCTGACGACGAGCTTCCGACTTGATGACATAAGGAAGCTGAATGATGAGGTCGAGCTTGCCCGAAGCCGACTGTTCATCCACGGTATCGAGAAGATTGAGCTTACGAATCAATCGTTGCAAGGTCGAATTCGGCTCATTCATCACCGAATATAGAGGATTCTCGACGATGGCCACCGTCTTCTTGGGAAGTGTGATCTCTTCTCGAGTTCCCCGATTTTCATCGTACAGAGAAACTCGAACATGGTGAGGAAACCATGTCATGATGCGACCCACACGCATGGTCTTGATGTCGTAGCCCCCTGATTCCTCTGGAGACAAGGTGGTGTCTACGGGGACAATGGCAGCCACACCTTCATCCAGGATGGTCATGGCGATGTCTTGACGAAATGCTCGACCCGCCTGATCGACATTGGCCTCCAAAGTCAAACAGTTGTCGAGACCACTTTCGATGTCTTCCAAATATCGGCGTTGCTCATCAGTACGGACATGCCTCATAGGCACCGAAGCCACATCGATACCAATCCGGGTATAAATCGAGGAGATGATCGATCGCTCATTCGAAAACCGAGGACGAATTCGATCGGGCCGTCCACCAAAATATGATCCGGACACGATCTCCATCGGGCGATCTCTCACGCTGTCACTATCTGTGAACGCGTTCCAAGCGTGTCTCAGCCGGTCTCCGAGCTTTGCCATACATCACCTCCTCTCTCATCGTGGCCAGATTTGACCGACGTTGGGCTCCAGGTACTTCCCTTCTACACTAACCGCGCCTTGCACCACATAGGGGGATTGCAGTTTATAAGCTGGAAAGGGCACCGCATTTTCGCCCTCGGTCAAGAACGCATAAGCTGTGGGTGGCACTGTAAATATAATCGATCTCGGAATAACCTGACCCGAAGTTATACCCAAAGGAGAAGTTACATTGGCTATGATTGCCATCAGGCTGATACTCCGGTATCCCACATACGACCATCGGCAGCATTATAAGGAACCCACAACCGGCTTTGAAGCACGTAGCCATCACCGAAAGAAAATCCTACCGGAGGCACTGTGGTGTTGACTCGCATGCGCTTCACTTTTCCTACTGCCCAACCCATCGTAGGATACCCTCGCGAATCAGATGCTCCAAACGCTTGATAAAGAGTAATTCCTTGTTCTGCGACTAGACGTTGACCACCTTGAAGAGCATCATTTAGTTTGAGATCACCCTCGAAACCCAAAACTGGACCATTAACCGAAGTCAAACTAAGCATGTTCATCAAAGCACAGCCAAAATGACTGATTCCAGCCACGGCAGGATTACGAAGCATATGTCCTTGAGCAGAGCTCGGTGCTGCAGACCCATAACAATGAACCGGCATGGCGATGGGAAGAGTCATGATCGGAGTATAGGTGCCACAATGGAAAAACCCGTTGGAAGCCCCACTAAACGCCACGGCAAACCCATCATCAGCTACGATGATCCAATACTTGGTTGAGCTTCCACTAGGTGCCCATGAGTTAAAATACGGAGTACCCTGAGCAGATCCGTTAGGGACTGTGGTACTCAGAATATAAGTAGTAGCATCAGGAATACGACCTAGTGAATCGTATACTATCGCTCCAGTAGTAGCAGAAGCCGAACAGAACTTCGCCACCGTATGCGTCGCTAAGGTATAACTCTCACAAATAAAGAAACGAAGCGATCCGTCACCCAAGGTGCGCCCGATGACCACGAAATAATCAGAGGGTAACCCCGACTGAGAAGCCAAGCACTTAAATACATACCAACGCACGAGACCGCTAGCCGGAGTAAACTCCTCGACTAGATCCCAGGCAGCGTGAACAATGAGATCGTCACGAAGCTGCTCAACCATAGCCAATCCAACCGACCCCGCATCGGGCTGATTGATGGTACCGGTGGTAAACGCGAGTGCCACTCTTTACCTCCTCTCTCAGCGGGGCCAGATTTGTCCGACGTTGGGTTCCAGAACGTCAAGCGTAGGACTAAGAATGCTATTAATAGATCGAGTAATTCCTGGACCAGGAAGAACCCATCCTGGATCAGCTTCTAGAGTAGTGTCTATAAGAAATCCTCCTGCCATAGGAGCAGTCGGAAATCGATTCGTGATAGGGCCTGAAAGAAGATCGATCGAAGTCAGAGTGGTCCGATCAATCAAATCCCCCGTAGGAATTGGAGGGAGGAATTCAAGCGTGGTTATAAGAGGAGTTACTTCAACTAGGTTGCCCTGAACCGCCATCAGGAAGCCGCCACTCCGGTGTCCCAGACCCGATAATCAGTAGGATGAAAAGGAACCCACAGCCGGTTCTGAAGCACGTAAGCATCTCCAAAAGCAAATCCAGGAGGAGTCTGGCCTCCACCCACCCTAAGACGCTTATGCTTCCCCAGAACATAGCCAAATCCTGGAATCCCAATCTGCGGTTGATACTGGAGAGTAACCATTCCAATCTCGGCGACCGCTCGTTGATTACCTTGCAGTTTGTCATTGTAATTCATATACGAGGCAAATCCGAGAATATTCTGAGTCGGCTGACTTGAACCTTGCCCTCCGGTGAACCCCAAAGCACCCCCAAACATATTGCTAACATTGGCTACCGCCGGATTACGACAGAAAATCCCAATACCGTCATAACCCATAATCATGATAGGCAAGGTCATGGACAACTGGGTAAGGGGAATAAACGCCCCACCATGGACATATCCGTTGGACGCGCCATTGAAGGCTACTGAAAATCCGTCATTATCGACAATCAGCCACCACTTTGTTGACGTACCACTGGGAGTCCAGGTAGTGAAATTGGGGAAAGGACCTCCTCCAGTGTTAAACGGCCCAGTAGCCAACACAAAAGTATTTGGTACAGCCAATCGTCCTAGAGAATCATAATTGTAACTAGAAGTATAGTTTTGCCCGATGGAAAAATATGTCATGATATGGGCAGCCGCGGTATACTCTTCACAGATAGAAAAGCGAAGCGATCCGTCACCGAGGGTACGAGAAATAACCAAAAACCAATCAGCCGACATACCGGATTGCGAAGCCAGACACTTGAACACATACCAACGCACGGTACCGCTAGCTGCGGTAAATTCCTCGACCAAATCCCAGGCTACGTGGGCAACGAGCTCATCTCGGATCTTCTCAACCATGGCCAATCCAACTGATCCCGCATCCGGTTGGTTGATGGTTCCGGTATTAAAGCTAATTGCCATATTACTCCGTCCTGAAGTAGTGGTAGGTGACGGAAATCGAATTTGCCGTGAGACCAAGATTTGTTACAGTGGAGTAAAAATTCGAATCGAACGCATCCTGAGAAGTCATGTCCACGGCAGGACTAAGAATCAGCTCGAGCAGCCCTACGTAAGTCACTACCTCAAGCAGACGACCGTGATTACCCTGAGGCTTGATTCCGATGGATCGTGTAATATCGGCGTCACGTGTAGCACTGGTGGGATAGAGCCGTACCCGAGCTGGACGATTGGTGGCAATCTTGTACAACCTCACTGACGGATATAACTCAAGGGTGTCAGTTTCCGTCGAACCCGCGTTCAATACTGCAGTATTCTCGGTCTTAATCACCCGAGTAGAAAACCCACCACCAATCATGAGTGGTTCGCCCAACTCATTAAAAAGTTGTAGCTTCTCCGGCAAGAGATTGGGATCTTGGGGATCGCCCGACGTGAGGAGCATCTGACGAGTTCGCTGCTGGGTAACTCTGGCCATCAGACCTCCTTCTTTAGTTTCGATATCGGCTGATCTCCAATGAGCTTTAAAACGTCTTCTGGTGATGCCCCTTCAATGAGAATGGGTGTAGTCGAGAATGGAAGCGTAGAATATACCCAGTCACCCGCTTCTTCGTTCTTTCTCGCTGCGGCTTCCAACCTCTCGACCGCCTTCTTATCAGCCGGAGCGCTCATCTAACCCCTCCCATTTCATCAAATAGAGCTTTGGCCGCAGTTAGCTGTTTCGTCGTAAGTTTACTACGCATCTCAGGAGTAAAGTAATGTCCGGACAATTCCGCCAATGCCTCAGCCGGTTCTGTGGCTCCGTATGGACTCAATTTGCTCAACTCTTTAAAGCTCAAACCATGCTTTTTGAGAATGGCTTTGTGAGCGTTGTGTTTGCTCTTAGACCATTTGAGCTGAGATCTGACCTGAGCTGTAATACTACTACCACTTCCTGAACCTGACATCATATCCCAGGCATCCGGAATCTCACCATGTGCCACAGCCAGCATATGACCCATTTCGTGATAGCCCAGAAACTTCTTTGTGAAGATTCCCGGTTGAAGTCGCTTCACATACTCGGCTTCACTAGGAGAATATCCATCAAACAGATCGTTGTACATCAAACGAGCTTCACCCTTCTTGATTCCCATTACCGCAGCCGGTGACTTTCCAGCCAAAAGTCCTTCCATTCCCGGAACCTGCGACATGGGTACAACTTCGACTGCCAGATCCCTTACTGACGGATATCGCTTTCGCATGTCTTCGAACGTATCGATAAGTTCGGCATGATGCCGAGCTACCATCTCGTTGGCAAACCCAGTCTTTGGGCGAATATCAGCATAGCCTTTGCTAAGATCTACTACCAGATCTCCAGGCCGCTTGAGCTGAAAGGCTGGATTGTCTCGCCCTAAGCCTTTCAGCAGAACCTCAGGATTAGCTGGTTTCCGAGGGCCCAGACTGCTGATGTTAAATCCGGCTCCCCCACTTGAATACGCCTTGTACGCTACGAATCCGACTACCGAAGCCGCTCCGATACCGAGAGCAATCTTTTGATTTCGAGTAAGACCCTTCCTCTTTCCACCCTGTTCTTGAGGTGGTAAAGTCGGATCTATTTTTTCCGAAGTCTGCGATGACGATTTAGTCGCAAGCTTGAGATTCGGCTTACCTACTGCCAATTCTGCAGCTCGTTGTCGTTTCTCGGATTCGTTTCGAGCCACGGCCTCCCGAGACGAAGTCTCCTCCTTCTTTTGGATTCCCCAGCGCATGCCTTTGACGCCGTGATGAGCCAAAGACTCCGGGGGCTCCTCATCCAGCTGTGAGTAATATCGTCTCAGCGCGTTGGCGGCTTTTTTCTTCTCTTCATCAGAGACCCCCTTGAGCCCGCCTCGAGCGCCTGCCAAAGCCGCAGCGGCAGCATGCACGCCGTTTCGATTCAGAGAGCCGTCTGGCGTCTTGACCGGTAACTTGCACTGACTCTTGGAGGTCGGTTCTCCATCGTGAATATGAACTAGACATGCCGCATGCCACTGCTCAAGCGTGTAGTCCGCTTTGGTCCAATTGCTCCACGGCGTCTCGGAAATATGGGCGAGTGCCTCTTCTGGGGAGGCAAACACTTGATTACCTCCCTGGTACATTCAAGGCCTCCTTTTAGAGAGCGGAAAGATCGATCGGGTTCCCATCGTGATCAAACAACTTCAGTCGAACTTCCTCACGATCACCACGTTGACGGTGACCAAATATGTGAGCATAGCTGCCCGGAAGATCGATCAGATTTCCATCGGAATCAAACAACTTCAATCGAACTTTCTCACGATCTCCACGATGGCTACGACCAAATATGTGCGCATCGCTACCTGAAAGATCGATTCGATTTCCCTCACGATCAAATACCTTCAGTCGAACTTCTTCACGATCACCACAACGACGTCGACCAAATATGTGAGCATCGAATACGTAGCTTGGCTCGCCTCCTGGTGAAGAAACCTCAGGCACGCTGTTGAAAATGACGTTTCCGTCAACTTCCAGATAATCCCATTTCACAACTGCTGAGCGAGGAGTTCCCTCTTCCCAGTCTCCCCAGTCATCAGGACTTTCCGAGTTGGCATAGACATCAACTTCGATTTCGCCCTCAGTAATCAGAGTTCCGTTCCACGGAATACTACCTAATTCCGTAAAGACATCACCATCTTCAGAAACTTCCCAATAAAGAGTTCCCGACTCTACCCGAGCTCGCCACCACGGAGTAATCGCCGGATCAATGGCCGGATTCGGAGAAATCCCTACGTTTGTTTCACCAGCGACCATACGCGCATCACAGATTGCTGTGCCCAGATACGAATACCAATCAAACTGTATCCAACGCCAATTGCTATTAATTTCACGATTACGTAGGAAAGCCACAACATCCAGATCGTAGGCTCCATCTCCAGTAGGAGCGGGTAGTCTCACCGTGAACTGAAAATCTCCTGTAATCGGACACATCGGACTGATAGTACCCGCATACCACTGATCAGGTGGATTATGAGTATCAACCGTCAACAGAATCCCCTCTGTAGGAGAGAACTCGACGATGGTGTCATCGCTTCCTTTCACCCAACCAGTTGGATCAACAGGAATCTGTGGCATCTACTCGAAGACCTCCTTTATACGATGGCTCGATAACGAAGTACAGAACCCGTGTAAACCAGAGTAGGACTACCTGCTGTCTTGGTATTCTGTGCCCACCGGAATTTGAACAGACCGCCGTTGCCAACGTGATGAGCCAGACCTCGACATACTCGCTTTGCCGCCGCGGTTCCAAAGGTAGCACTTACACCACCCACGTCAGTAGTGGTAAGCGTTTGTGCCGCATCTGCAGTACTCAGACCAACCCACATGGTTGAGCCACGTGCAGTAGCATCCTCGGACAGCTCACACTTAATATCAGGAGTCCCACTACCAGCAGGCGAAGCATAAAGCAAAAGCAGCTCGATTTCGTATGCCGTACCCGCCACCGTCTGAAACTGCAATTCGTTATCGTCTTGAAGGACGTTGTCGTTGTACGACTCGTCAACCGCTTTACGCACTACCGTCCAGCCAGCCGTATTAACGATCCACTGACTATCGTAGTCAGTATCCGATTTCTTGGAAAGAACTTGTCCAACCGTTCCCCCGGCGGCTACGCCAGGACCAGTAGCTCCCTGAGCACCGGTATCACCCTTAGGCCCTTGAGCACCGGTATCACCCTTCGCCCCCTGAGCACCGGTGTCACCCTTAGGGCCTTGAGGACCCTGCGGACCAGGGGATCCATCAACTCCTGGAGGTCCTTGGATAGCGCCTCCGTTGACCCACTGGTCGCCATCCCAAATCCACAGCGAATCGTCGGCCTCGACCAGGTAAGCGTCGCCGTTTTTCAGATTGCTAAAGGTCTGGGAACTAGGCAAGTCGGCCTCAGTCGGAACCGATCCCTTAAACGTTATGCCTGTGCCCGTCGCGCCCTGCAGACCTTGCGGTCCAGTCGGACCAGGATCACCCTTATCGCCCTTCGGCCCCGCCGGACCCGGTACCGTAGAATCAGCACCAGACGGACCAGGATCGCCTTGAGGCCCCTGAGGACCTTCCGGACCGGGCATCGTAGAGTCTTCTCCGGGAGGACCAGTTGGCCCCGGATCGCCCTTCAATCCCTGCGGCCCTTCCGGGCCCTGAGGACCAGGTACAGTCGAATCAGCACCAGGAGGACCTTCGGGACCAGTATCACCTTGAGCACCCGTAGGACCAGGAACGGTTGAGTCAGCCCCAGCAGGGCCAGGATCGCCTTGAGGCCCCGCAACTCCAGTGTCTCCCTTTGGCCCTGCCGGTCCTTGAATTCCGGCGGGACCGGCCAAGCCCGTATCACCAGTATCTCCCTTTGGACCTTGTTGACCCGGTTCCCCCATAGGTCCCTGAGGACCTTCGGGACCGGGCTCGCCTTGAAGTCCTTGCGGTCCTTGAGGACCTTCGACTCCTTGTTGACCTGGCTCGCCTGTGGGCCCCGGAGACCCGGTATCTCCCGTATCTCCCTTTGGACCTGGAGGGCCAGGCTCGCCCTTTGGGCCCTGAGGTCCTTCCGGACCTTCTGGACCCATCGGGCCTTGAATACCTTCGCCAATCGACTCGGAAGTCAGATCAACAAAGTTGTTCAAGTCGATGGGAGTCATATCTGGCTTGTACAGCGCCACTCGAATGTATTCCTGGCCCTCACGTGGCTTTGCGTTAGGAATAACAATGGCTTGCATGGGTCCTGCTGGCATTACTCGAAGGCCTCCTGATCTATAGAATTCCACTAGCAGGTATGAAAAATGCACTGGCAGAAGAAACCAGTACTTCGCCTTCGGTTCCAACTAAGAGTTCCGAAGATTGATCAGTGACCAGTCGCCAACTAAGCTTAGCTGTAATTGGAGAAACCGGGATACACGTATCGTATCCATCGATATAAATTTCTCCAGAACTTGATTCAGACGTTTGAGTAGTTTCGAGATTACCTGTCTCTTGTACAAATGGAGGATCCGGAGCATCTTCGATAATCATACTCAGTTGAAACAACGGAACAATTTCATCAGGACTTACCGGATTGGGTTCGGGACCAAACATAAAAAACGCAATCTCACACGGACGAGCAGGAATTGTCAAACTCCCCCATTCTACCCAAGGAGTGACATGAAAATAAGGAGGTGATTGTTCTTCCCCAAACACTCCTTTACAACTTCCCGAAAGCGTAGCTTCAGAGCTCTGTACTGATAGACCCCCTCTACCATCTACGCCTAACGGATTACCCTCTTTGTCGAACAACTTCATTCGAATTTCTTCTCGATCTCCAAATCTTCGGCGACCGAAAATATGAGCATTGAACATTACTCGAAGGCCTCCTGGTTGGCTTTGAACGCGATGTAGGCATCCATCATAGCTGCTACATTGTCAATCTTCTCTTCTTGACGTTTCTTGAGCAGCTTGCGATTACCGTTGGTATCCTCCAGAGTAATAGCATTGCCCATGGCGAAAGACATCAAAGACTGGTCAAATATGAGATGTCGATCCTCGGACAGCTTCTTAAGTTCACCCAACGGAACCGACTCGGTCTTAGCCCCTTGAATAACCTTCTCAATCCCAAACGGTCCGTTCTCGACTTCCCAGCGCTTAACAAACTCTTTAGCGTTGTACGGATCATAGCCAAAGCAGCGAACATCATACTCGGATTGAATAACAAACTGATCGAGATCTTCATAGATCTCTTCCCAGTTTAGCACCGTACCATTCATGACATGGAGACTACCCTCCTGAATGAACTCCTCGTACTTCTGACGCATGGAAGCTTGAAGTAAGAAAAGTGTACGCTCGGTGATGTAACTCCGCGTCTTGACCCCGAAGAGATCGCCGCCCAGTGGAAAGAGGAAGGTGAAGGCCCAGAAGTCGTCGCCCTGCGACGCATCCATTCCCAATGCACAAGGCAGTTGCCAGAACTCGCGCATACGGTGTAGCAAGGTCTCTTCGTAGGTAAAGAAATATGTATACCCCTCCATAGGGATACCAAACCGCTTGGCGAGGATATCGTTACGCGCTGCCGGAGCCTTCTCGGCGCGTTCGACGTCTAACTGATATGTCTCGTACGTCACGGTTTGCCCAAGATTTGGATTCGCCTTCAGCCACATAGCTGGATCACCAACTTCGTCCAGTTCATCCAGCTTATAGTGCCAAATAGAGATGTGAGGAGCGTGGTATTCTCCCTTGAGGATGTCAGCCAGCTCCATTTTGATTGTGTCACCGGAGCCGTTGCGAACTGTGCCCTCTGAGGAGATGGCAATGATCAGATAGTCCTCCAGCTTGGAGGCTCCCTGTTCCACCGCCCCGATGACATCCTCACGAAGATCACCGGACAGCCACTCATCGATGGTGGCAATCTTGGTCCGAAGACCTTGAAGTTTATTGATAGTCATGGGCCGGATCTCGAGCAAAGACCCGGTGAGGAAGTTTTCGATACCCTTCTTGGTGGTGGCCAGTTTTTGCCGTAGCATCCGATTGCCCGTGGTATTCTGCATCGAACCCTCGGTTAAGAACTTGAACAGTGGACCTCGAGCACGAGTTATGGCAGTTCGGAAGGGGGACAACACTTCTTCTGCCTGCTTCATAGTCGGGGCGGCTGTGATCTGATGCGTGGTAGCAGTATCGACGGTCATGAAGTAAGCTTGGATGAGGGCAGCAAACATCGACTTGGCCGCCCCTCGGGCTACGATGAGATAGAACTTCTTGACCAGTCGGATCCTGATGGTCCTCGTCTCGTAATGGCCACCGTGGTTTCCATCTGAGGGGACATAGACTGAGCGGTCTACAAAGTAGCACCAGCCAAAGATCTGCTCTGACCATAGTTTGAAGGTGAACAGGAGGTGGAGGTCACTACCCTCGGTAAGGGTCATTTCTCCCTCACAGAAACGTAGAAAACCCTCCACCGCCTGATCATCGTAGTAGATGTTAGGATTGGCGATGAGCGCATCAATCCGATTCATCTCCAAGGAGATCTCACGATTAACCGGAATCTCCCCTCGCATCACTGCATCGCGGAACTGCCCGTAATACACCGGGACTGCAGTATTGGACAGCGCCACTTACTCTCCTTTCTTACGGCGGTGGTCCTCTTCGGCCCCGCCAACTCGAGTACCCATACGGAACCGCGGGAACAAACATGAGGACTATCCCGATCACCATGAGGATGACTCCCCAGAACAAAGACAGGAAAATCGCCACAATGAGTCCGATCAGGACCAGAGCCAGACCCAACAGACCACCTCCTTTCTTACACCAGTTTCACCGCTAGTAACACGATAATTACAAATAAGAGAAAACCAACAACCCACCAAGCAATGTAACGCACCGCTTCTTTACGAGTACGAAACATACCCGGATCGTCATCAGACATGACTAAATAAGAGCTGTTACCGCGGCTGTGGCCACGCCCTTACGAGCTTTCTTGACCACCTTACGACCAACAACAGGAGCGCCCTTCTTGAATCCTTCTCGAGCCAGCCCCTTGGTTGCGGTCTCAAATTCTCGACTTACAAATTGCCTACCCTTGGATGAAGTAAGAATGGCCACCTGATTTTCGACCTGGAGCCGATTGGCCAAATCTCTGAGCTCTTGAGTAGAGAGTGCGTCGGGGCCGCTTTTCTTGAGCTTTTGCTTTTGCACCGCGGCTTTGATGGCATCGGTATGGGCAGGATGAGAAGCGCCACCCGTGGCTCGGACTTTGGTTTTACGCTTGAGAATCCCAGTGTCGGGAAGCGATCGAGCCGAGATCTCTTGTTGACCTCGCACTCCCCAACGCATACCCTTGACCCCGTAGTGCTCAAGAATAAACGCTTCACCTAGATCGGCCGATTGCGCCATAGATTCTTGCTGGAGATGATCGAATTCGAACCCGACAATATGGCCCGTGCCATCACGCTTGATCTTGCCCGTGATCTCGACGGTGATCTCCTCATCACCAATATCATCATCCGCGTGCTTCACTCGCGTCGGCTGAGGCGTTGGACTACCTTCTCGAGCATGGATCTTAAAATCCAAACCATCGTTTACGAACTCGAGATCGAGATGCATTCTTTTGTTCCCGATCGAATTGGCCGACTGACGATAGCCATCCTGCATCGTCTTCAGAACTTCGGCATCGTATTTCTTCCGCGTGGATACGCTTTTATTCGGGTTCGGGTATCTTTTGTTGATTCCATCAATATCCCGATTAGTCTTTTCAAGCGATCCATTATGGATTGCCACGAAGTTCTTAGGCGACATAGCCTTCTTGGCAAATCGTTTATCCTGAATATCGGCCGCTTTGGCCTTGACTCCTCGAGCACCGCCTCGGATCAGACGAACCTGGGCAGGCCAGGTAAGAGGAGCGGTGATCGGAAGCAGATAACCAATAGCAAACTTGGCAATGTCTGTACTTAGATCATGACCTTGCGGATCCAGAAATCGCTGTGCTCCTTCTCGCTTGGTTTCGGTCGTACGGCCTGTAGTAGGATTCACATTGCGAACCCCCCACTTCATGCCCTTGACCCCATAATGAGCCAAAAATGCCGAACCCAGATCGACGGTCTGGGCCATGGAATTCTCGACCGGCTTGAGGTCGGAAATATACCCCTCGTCGTCGACAACAACCTCAATGTCCCAGGTAAAGTCACCGTCAGCGTGCTTGACCTCACGAGTGGTAACCGTCCAGAAATGCTTGGACGAAGGAAGGGCTCCACCTTCAGCCGGAAGTTCCCAGCCTCGCTCACGAATCGTGTACTGACGAGTACCCGAGACATTGGTCATCGAGTTGGCAGCTTCTTCCAACCGCTTGATGTAGGTCTTCCTGGCGTCTTTGCGATAGGCCCGAGCTTCTTTAGAAAACGGCTTCTTCGCTCGATTGATCATCTTACCGTAATCGCCGTGTCGTTCCTTGAGAGCAGGCAGATCCGTCCGTTTGAATGCCGATCGAGCCTTCGAATCGATTGACATGTTGACAACATTTCGGCCGGTCTCATCCTGGAGACGAGTTTCGAACTGAACATCTCCAACCGCCCGACTCACTGACGTGGCAGCTCTGCCTACTGTGCCTCCTGCAGACCTGGCTGCACGTCCCACAGATCTGGCGGAGCTTCCAACATCCGACTTACTAAATCCCCACTTCATTCCCTTGACCCCGAAGTGCTCAATCTCGCTCATAGCAACATCCATGGGCACGGTGTCCAACGCTGCAAACTCATCTTCGTAATCCTTGAGCAAGAATTCCATCCCCTCGAAGTCGCCGGTCCACACCGCGATCTTGTTAAAGCAGACATCGTAGAAACGATAGTCCTGATCATCGTCAACCGGCTTGGCCGGAGATGTCGGGTAACCCAAGGTCAGATGTGGAATCCACGAATGTCCAGAAGCCCCCACCGCCTCGGGGGCTTCGAATTGTGTCGCAGAATCATAGGCCGTCTTGATGTTTGGATCCTTCAACAGGAGGCTTCGAAACTCGCGGATTGCCTTGTAGTCATAGCGTCCCTTCTTGAAGAAGAGGACGTCGGCTTGATCAGCTCCCAGCTCACCTCGTCGATCCACCGGCAAGTAAAAACGCTTCAGCGTCGTGCTGGCAGCATGCTCCACGAATTGGATGATCTGGTCAAGGTTGGCGACATTATCCATCTCACCCAGAAACAAAAGGGTAAGATGAGGAACCTTCTCGCTGGAGATCTTCCACACCCGATCGTTCTCTTCAGGAATAGCCACGATGACAAGATTACTACTCATTTTGAAGTTCCACCTCCTTTCGTTTCAAAGTTTGATGATGGTTACCTTCGGTGCGCTGCGCTTTTCAACCTTAGCTATGATACCTCTCTGAAGCGCAACCTGAGCTAGGGGCGGCGGTGTGATTGTCACTACCGACCGAATCGACGCCGTGGTCCCGACCGAAACCTTGATCGGGTTAAGAGCAATGACAGTCGAGAACGGTATCGGCTGCGTGCTGCTGTGGCCCTCTCGGCTAGACCCAGTAAGTACCACAATCCCCAACGAGCTGTCGTCGTAGACAGACTTCTCGAGGGAAACCCCTGTAAGTAGTGTATCGCCTGTCGAACTATCAGTGTAGGCATGACTCTCAACCCTGCTTCCGAACCAGGTGGTAGCTCCGGTTGATACGTCGCTATAGGAAACCGACTCAATCCCGGTACCCGTACTGGTGACGGATCCTTCGGCAAAGTCGGTATAGATGATTTGGTATGACTCGACAGAGGTGCCACTGACGACCAAGTAGCCAGTTGCCGTACTCGTATGTGAATACGACTCGAGACTGGTGCCTTTAATCGGCAATGCGCCGGGGGTAGTACTCGTATGCGAATACGCTTCGACACTGATCCCCTCGACTGACACAGCACCAGTCGAGATACTCGCATGTGATTGAGCTTCTGAGCTGGATCCCTCAACTGAGAAAGAGCCAATTTCGGTATCTGTATAGGCTTGCGATTCGACGCCTGTACCTGAGACCAATACAGAGCCAGTGGCCGTACTGGTACGAGATTGTGATTCGTTGCTTGTACCATTGACAAGCCCAGAGCCGATCTCCGCATTGACATGCAAATGCGACTCGGTGCTCGTACCACTGGCGTTGATCTGCCCACTACCATAATCAATATAGCCGATAAGAATTTCGTGGGTCTCGGTACTCGAGCCACTGATCAAAGCGATGCCCGAAGCAACATCGGTGTAGACCCGGCTATCAATCCCGGTTCCGCTGAAGACAGCTGTACCGGTAGAGCTTTCACTATGAGTAAAGGTTTCCGAGCTAGTCCCACTGGCTATGGCCGTACCTGTGGCACTGGCCGAATACGAAACCGATTCGACGCCGGTACCTGAGACTACCGCGGAGACAGTCCCAGTGTCATCGTAGACAACGGTGTCAGATCCCGTACCGGTGAAGACAATCGTCCCGATAGCGGTATCAGTGTAGATATACGACTCCGTGCCTGACCCACTGATCGTGACAGTGGTAACACCGGTTCCCGAATGATCAAAAGTATCAGTACCGGTTCCCGTAACGACACTTGTACCCGTTCGAATATCCGAATAGGTATACGACTCCGTACCGGAGCCACTTGCCGTTACTGTACCGCTAGCGCTGACATTATGAGTAGATGACTCAGTGCTCGCGCCATTTGCTGTAATCGTTCCACTAGATACATCAGTGAAGTTATAGAACTCGGTAGAAATCCCACTTGCCGTAATCGTGCCGCTGGCACTGACACTATGAAGATATGATTCGGTAGAGCTTCCACTTGCCGTAGTCGTTCCTGAGAAAGCGTCAGACGTGCTGTAGGACTCTGTAGACGTCCCACTTGCCGTAATCGTGCCGGAAAGAACGTCAGAAGCACTAGAGGACTCTGTAGACGCTCCACTTGCCGTAATCGTGCCTGAAGTAGCATCGGAAGCACTAGAGGACTCCGTACCTGTACCGGAAGAAATAACCGTACCACTCGCGCTGTCATCGTAGGTAGGGCCACCAGTTACCGGCTGATAGTCCTCAACTCCGGTGCCTGAGACGGTGATAATACCTGAGTTGATGTCATCAAAAATCGTTGATTCAGTACGAGTACCATTAACCCCAATTGTGGGGATAAGCCCGACACGATAGTGCTCGAGAATACGAGCCGGAGAAAGCAATGAGTTATACCAGGCAACTTCGTCAACTAGTCCATCAAAGGTTCTATCGCTACTACCCACCAAGGAATCTGCGCCAATGACCGGAACATCATCAGGTCTTGACACCACACTTCCAGGATCAGCAACAATAGTAATTACCAAAACATTATTGGCATAGAGAGTCAACGTCGTTCCGTCAAATCTCAGAACAAGATGAACAACCTTCCCCAACGTAACCGTATACGAGGTGTTATAAACATTGCTTCCGGTTCGGATCCATATTTTTTGGTCGTTTTCGATACGAATATCCAGCGCAGTACTACGACCCAGAAGCCATCGTCGATTAACTACCAATTTACTTGCTCTAAACCAAGCCTCGACTGAGAACGACCCCGTATTATAAGGTAACCCAAGATTAGTCGCAGAATCAATGCCAAACTTCTGAGATGCGGCAATAAAGGATGATGAATCCGACGAATTAGCAATTAGAGATTTATCCGCGGCGACAGGACCATTGACGGCCGGAAGATTCCGTACGCCCTTGCGATCTGTGGCTTGATTAGCTTCACCGAGCTTCCAATGAGAAACCGGATTATCTTGGTCGATCGTAGCGTCGTAACCAGAGGCTACGCCAGCATTATAGTGAGCGAGAATACGAGCCGGAGAGAGAGCCGTACCATAGACAGCAGCTTCATCAACAACTCCATCGAAATAACTCGTACCTGTTCCTGTAAAAAACCCGATTTCTGGAGCCCTAGTGGGTTCTGGCCAACTCGTAGCATTAGAAATTCGTCCAACTTCCGTACCATTGATATAGAAAATCATCGTGGCACCATCATAAGTGCCAACCAGATGGTACGTTGTGCCAACGATCAGAGGTGTAAAACTTTCGACGTCTCTATTCGCACCTCCGCTGGTCCACATTCTCAACCGAATCGAGTTTGTAAATAAGAAGATGTTCCACGCGCTGCCTCGTGCTATTACCCATGCTCCAGTAAGGCTAGCAGGCTTTATCCAAACCTCTACGGTCCAGGCTGGAGTTTCATAAGGTTTACCCTGATTGGCAACGGCACCATTCCCCAACCCCTGCTGAGACGAACCAGCAAGATTTGTAGCTAGATCAGAAGCATTGTTTCGAATAATACCAGAAGTAATGGTTGGGCCATTATTTGCCGTAAGGTTTCGAACACCCTTGCGGTCAATCGCATCTCCCGAATTACCCAGCTTCCAATGCGAAATCGGTTGGTCAGCATCGATTACGTTGTCGTAGTAAGTAGCGTCATCACCGTAAACAAGCTTCTCAACGCTGGTACCACTCGCCATAATCGTGCCACTGGCGGAGTCATCTACGCTGTAAGCTTCAGTACTGATACCCGAAACACTAATCGTACCTAAACGGCTGTCATCGTAAATATACGACTCGGTACCAGAGCCACTACTACCAATCTCGAAGCGAAGACCAGTTCGGTAATGAGCTAGAATTCGTTCAGGAGTAAGAGCAGTATTGTAGTAGGCGACCTCATCTAGAATACCGGGAAATGTGGTCTGACTGAGATCTTCCGATGCGCCGATGGAGAGTACATTGTTTGGCCCGAGACTTGGTGTATCCGGCGTAATATCGGCTGAACCGAGGGAGAAGCCGTTGATATAGACTCGGATACGCGTTCCGTCGAACGTGCCGACCACATGACAGGCTCGACCAATAACTAGCTTTGGATTAGAGGTGGACCCGAGATTACCCCCACTCGAAATTTTTAGACCAACCTGCACAGAAAGATCAGACGACGTACTCATCCACTGCCCAGAGCCAAGCCGGTTCAAGATGTGCGGAAATCCAGTAATCGCTTCAGTAACCTTTACCCACGTTTCAAGACTCCAAGCAGCAGTCGAATAGGGAGCACCAATACCCGCTATACCTGCTGCTGCAAATCTCTGCCTGGATGGCTTGTCAAGCCTGCTTGCTACTACATCACTTCCATTATTGACAACAAGTCCAGACTCAACAGCAACCGGACCATTGACGGCCGGAAGATTCCTTACACCTTTACGATCGGTAGCTTGATTAGCCTCACCCAACTTCCAATGGGAGACGGGATTGTCTTGGTCGATGGTGGCATCGTAACCAGAGGCAACCCCGGCATTGTAATGGGCGAGGATGCGAGCGGGAGAAAGGGCGTTCTGATACCAGGCAACTTCGTCAATGATGCCATCGAAATTGAATACGGCACCACTAAAAGGAATATCCGGCACTCTTCCTGCTGCGCCAGTTGAACCAACCATCGCAGTTCGTGCACGTTCAATGCCATTGACATACAGAATCAGATCTGAGCCATTATACAACCCGACAATATGCAGCAATGTTCCTATCGGCCAGGTTGCCGCAGAAGTTGCCGATTTGGAGGCGCCCACACCATCAGTGGCCTCAATAGCAACAGTTCCGTCCACATTGAGATAAATAGCTTGACTAGCTGAGCGATTGACTACATATCCACCACTAGCAACCGTTCTAAGTGCCCATACTTCTACTGACCATTGAGGAGTGCTATAAGGGATTCCACTTACTGCATCAGCAGCTTTACCAAAATATTGACCTGTCGTCTTGACGAATGTGTTAGCCCCATTACTCGCATTGTTGAATATCAGACCATCCGAAGAAACCATAGAGCCAGCACGAACAGAAAGGTCAGCGAGCCCCTTGCGATCTACGGCGGTTGCTGTCGTGCCTAGCTTCCAGTGTGAAATCGGCTGGTCAGCATCAATTACATTGTCGTAATAAGTAGCGTTGTCACCGTAAATAAGCTTCTCAACGCCGGTTCCACCCGCTGTAATCGTGCCACTGGCGGAATCAGTATAGATAGCCGGAGTTGAATATGACTCGGTAGCACTACCACTGGAAACGATCGTACCTGACGCACTCGCAGAATGATCGTAGGACTCGGTGCTGGTGCCACTCGCTCCGATCGTACCGCTACCACTGTCGGTGTAGTTGATGCCGACTAGCGGCCCGCCACGTAGATTGTCCCAGCGCGAGGTCGTTTCGTTGATCTGTACCCCGACTACTCCGCTGGTTGGGTTGTGGTCGGTATCGATGGCGCTGCCTATGAATGAGTAGACACCGCTTCTGATGCGGATAACATCAAGTCGTGAGCCACGCTTGCGGAACCACATGGTGTCGCCCGCCGTTAAAGTATTGTTCACCGCGCCCAATACTTCGGCCTGACTCCCGGTAGCCCAGCGACTTAGTGTCACAGTGCCGAGCGTGGTATTGAACAGTACCCGATAAGCCGAGTAGTTCGCGGTCCCTGGGTTAGTTATTAGGACCGCAAGGATGGCCGATGAGCTAATCGGGACTGTTACGCAGTCGATCAGCACATCACAGTTGCCGCCAGAATTGTCGATGGCGATCGTTGTGTACGCCTCACGGATGGCAATTGTCTGTCCGCCCAGAGTGTTGGAGATAACCCGCAGGTCTTGAGCAGCTCCTCCAGCGAAAGGTAGGAGCACCCAGGGACCGCCTACATCGAGCAGGCCGTCTGCGCGGTCGAAGGTGTCAATACTGGTTGTGTAAGTCGGTGGCGCGATGACTTCGATAGGCCAATCGACTTCCAGCATCATCGCCTGGACGGTCGGGACCGGGCTAATATCAGCCGACGTGCAGCCACCGAAGCGGAACCGGACGGCGTTGACTTCAGTCCTATTCCAACCATTCGGAGGTACGTCAACAATCGCACCCTTGAAGTTGTTGGCAGTGACGTTGTACGCCTTGCCCACTCCTCCGGTTAGCCCCCACAGTTCATCAACTGCTCCGGCAGAATTACGCACATCGCAGGCAGCGAGATTGGCTTGGGTAGCCGAAGACGAGTAGGACATGATCGCCCGGACCGCATTGGCCAGTCCTACCTCGTTAGTGATTACGGGCTTGAGCTCTGCATAGGCTCCTACTGTGGCTGTCCGTAACGCAATGTTGTCAGTGGTGCTTCGAGTCGCAGTCCAACCCAGTGTGCCTGGTGGATCGTCGACCATCGTGTTGACATTCGTCGGCGTGCCCGAATATGCCGTACCAGCATCACCAGGAGAAAGGCTGGTTATCGTGGCATGAGTACCGTCCAAACCCGCCAATTGCGCAAGCACCTTGCCATCGCCGTACCAGTCGGTTACCCTGTTTGTCCACTCCCCAATGATAAAATCGTCATAGTCGGCGGTGAAAGCAGGCTGACCTGCCGAGACATGCGTACCCAACCCAATGTAACGTGCAAAACCGCTAACACTACCGGGGGAAACCGCTTGCGTCTGAGTTACACCATCGACCTTCCAGTCAAGTACCGAACCCGACCACTCGAACTGCCACTCGATTAGATGCCAATTCGTCGTATCAATCGTGGGGCCGGTTACGGTCGTACCACCCAAAAGTGTCGCAGAGAGCACCCCCGTGCTAGAAATCGTAATCCGGAAATGCTCGGCAGCGGTAACTCCCTGTTGGTGTAGAATAATGGCTGTTCCACTAGATGGATGGGATGAAACCTTGACTGCCACCCTTGCTACGAGCTGCTGAAGTCCTCCCGCAGACAAATCCTTTACTATACGAGTCACGGTGGCTGCGGGAGCTACAACCCGAGCACAGTAATTCCCATTTCGAGGCGTCGTCGTGCTAGCCGAACAGCCTGCGGTAACCGTGTCGAACAACCCCAGCCCCGCCGTAGCAGCGGAACCCACAAAACCGTGCTCGAACCCCGTCAAGAACAGGGTGTTGATAGCCATCAGCTCCACCCTTTCCCATTGGTTACGAGCACAAAAATGACGTGTTTACGCCAAGGTCAATGTCGGTGTGAAATTCTCCGTGGTATTGGCGGCATTCATGGCGCGGCCCGCCCCTCCTGGTTGTAGGTGCCAGGCGCAAATAAGTTTGGAACCCGCCGCGTTGCGCATGATGACGCTGTAGACGTTGGCAGGCCAATCGGTGGCAGAGCCCGTGGCCCATGACTTGACCGCGAAGGCCGCCGAGCCATTGGACGGTGTCGGCTCGGCTTCGGTCTTGGACGCGTAGCCAGTGCCGGTGGCAACTCCGTAGCCACCCGCATGGGTGGTAGCCGCGGTCAGCGGCGTGCCGCCCGCGCCAATCTGCCTCGTCGAGAGTTCAAAAGTGCAGGTGGCAGGAAGTCCGTTGGCCAGAAGTTCGTTGGCCCCTTCGGTGAACATGAGAAAATCAGGCATGTTATGGTCTCCTGGTTACATCGAGGTCACAGATCACAGTGCCTTGCACCAGCGTGCGCGGCTCTTCTCCTTCGGCAAGCCACTGAACATCCCACGCGCCTTTAAATTGCTTTCCGTCCGCAAACAATTCAGAAGTTTGCTGACCCGTGAGAAAAAGATCTAGGATGCCATTCTCCGCCTGATCTGAATTGATGGTAAACTCAACTAAAGGTTCTGTGTCAGCCCGGTGCGCCTTGACGTGGGCCAAAAGCTCACCACCAAGATCAAGACTATTACCATTCTCCGCATTGGTCGCTGTCAGACGCAAGGCCACGCCATCCCCCGCGTACAAGATGAGATTTACTTGCTGAGGAATATTGCTGACTTCTGAGGCTTTCATTCCTCACCATCCACAACCAGAATCGTCGGTGGATCGGGATCGACCCACGCGATCGCTTCGCGGTTGGTGTTAAGACGCCATTCTGCTTCTTGGAGCTGTTCCTTGACGGCTTCTAAAAGAAATCCCACCGTGGGCGGATCAAACAGCAAGCGTACTCGCAAATAGATCGCGGTCTTGACCTTGCTGAGCACGATCTGATCTTGTAGATATGACTCCCATTCCGTAAACTCATCGATGACGAAGCCTGCTTCAGGCCCCACTCCCATGTCGGTGAGGTTGGAGAACGCTGAATTGATGTGGATGATGATGTCAAGATCAAACGACGTGTCGTCAGGGTCGATACCCAGGATCTTCTTGGTGCTGTTCAGGATGCTCTGTGCCATTCTCCACCTCCTTTATGCGCTGTAAAGCAAACCTATCCCAATCCTTCAGCTTGCCGAATATGGTTGTGGCGCTAACCGGAGCTCCGATTGTTGGGACCACATGAGGATAATCAGACGACGCTCGAAACCCGTCGATTGTGCTCGTCGAGCTGAGCCTGAAGCTCTCCCTCGCGGACCTTGCCCCCACCGGCACGCTCATTGTGCTCGCTCACCTGTGATTCTCTCAGGTGAATATGCTCCTCAGGCGCGGGCGGATTGACGTCGGCCTCCTGAGGAGGCGAGGGAGACTCATCCTTCTGAGGCTCCTCCGAGTCCTGCCCCTCGTTCGGCTGCGGCTGCTCCTGCGGCTGCTCCTGAGGCTGCTCCTGCGG